ATGGAAAGACAGTCTGAGAAGTCTGTTCTCTTAGGCCCACAGGTTGACCGCTTAGAGCAAGAAGGTCTTATTAAAGTCTTTGATGTGGTGTCTGACATCGCCGATAAGGCTGGTAGATTACCAGAGCCTCCGCAGATTCTCATAGATGCCGTTGAAGAAGCGAAAGCTATGGGCAGGAGAGATGCTAATATAAATATAAGGTTCATCGGGCCTCTCGCGCAGGCGCAACGAAGGTTGTTTCAGATGCAGCCGATTAAGAACGGATTAAATGAATTAGCGCAGGCAGCTGTTGTTTTCCCGAAGGTTTTGGACAGGGTAGACCCTGACAGGCTTGCTGAGAGAATTTTAGATTCCACAGACTTCCCGCAGGATGTAATGAGAACTGATGACGAACTTACCGAGTTCAGGGAACAGCAGGAAGCCGAACTTCAACAGCAGCAGATGATGCAGCAGGCGCAGGGTATGGCTGAGGCTTACCCGAAACTCGCAAAAGCACCCGAACCAGGTAGTCCTGCCGAACAGATAGGAGCTGCCGTTGCCTAACACATCAAGAGCAAATTTAGGACACGATGATTGGATTCGCCCTTACGACCGAGAGAAGTACGAGTCCAATTACGAGAAGATATTCGGTAAAAAGAAACTGAAATTATGGAAGAAGGAGCGAAAAAATGAACGAGGACGAAACGACCTTTTATAGAACCTGTTTTATGACAGATGCAGGCAAGACTACGTTAAGTCACATGCTGGCTGTTGGCGGTTACTTCGATGACGATATAGAAACCGTTGGGGAAATGGCTGTCGTGAATTTCCTGAAAGGGATATTAAAAAGAATAGGTATATACGACAAGGAATCGACCAGAAGTTACGTTGACAACATTTTGAACATACCGCCGAATTTAGAAAGGAAGGAAAAATGAGTGATTTAAAAGGTCTTGCCGTATCCGAGACGGAGATAGCGGATTTAGAAAAACAGGCAAAGAAAAAGAAAGGAAAAAGTTTAACCAAAAGAGTCGAGATACTTGAAAAGCGTTTTGAAAAGTTAATAGAAGCAATAGATAGCTCTAAAAGAGTGAAAGGAATTTAGCATGGCTGAGTCTGAGACGAGTCTGCTCAACGCAGACAACTCCGAACAGGTAACTCAAGAAACCTGGTACGGAGACCAATATGGAGAATTAGTAAAAACAAAGGGTTGGGATACACCGGATAAGTTCTTGGAAAGTTATGTCAACCTTGAAAAAGGCATGGGTCAAAGGGTCAAGATGCCCACACCTGAATCGAGTGCCGAGGAAATCAGGGCGTTCTACCAGAAAACAGGTTGTCCTGAAAACCCTGACGGGTATGAGGTTCAAGTACCGGAAGGACTTCCCGAAACCCACAGAAACGAAGATGTAGAAAATTCTTTAAAGCAGATAGCTTACGAGCAGGGTGTGAGTAAGCAGGCTTTCGAGAGTATCGTCAAAGGGTACTACGAAAAGATGCAGGCCGATCTTGCCGCAAGTGCCGTTGCCGGAGAAAAACAGTTAAAAGAGGAATTTGCCGACAAGTACGACGAGAACATTGCGATAGCGCAAAGGTTCTGTGCGACTTGCAGTGACGAGTTTAAAGAACTTCTCGAAACGACCGGATTAGGCAATCATCCTATCTTTGTCAAAGAGTTTTACGAAAAAGGAAAACAGACATTGAATGATACTATTATCAAAGGTGACGGCGGCACTCCGCCTAAAGACGATTTTGTTCCCGCTAATATCAAGTCTCCTGAAATGTACGCGACAGGCGAAGACGATTACAGCAAGAAGGCAAGGCAATGGTTCAGGGTAAACAAAGACTTTAAATATGCCAGAGATGATTAAGATACCTGTTATTACCAAATGCGGGCCGCCTGTTAAACTCACAGAAAACGGCGCGTATGTAAAAAACAACAAGGGGGTTATTTCGTGGTCATATCAAGGCAAGGCAGTGACAGGCAAGGGCATTTATGTTGCCGCTTGTGCCCGTTCCGGCACTGTGTATATGACCGAGGTTTTAAAGGCACTTGGTTATAAAATAGGGCACGAAGCAACAGACGAAGATGGTTCTGTCGGTTATCATCTGGCAATAATTAAGCCTAAAAACTGTTTTCATCAAGTGCGCCATCCGTTAAAACAGATTTCGTCTATGTTCGACCATCAATCATGGGGTTTTATGAACCATGTTGTTGAGGTTCACGGTAGGGGGCTTTTGGGGTGTATGCAATATTGGCTCAAGTGGAATGAGATACTTGAGGAATTTTGTGTATGGCGGTATCAACTTGAAAAAATCAGGGAGGTATGGCCGGAATTTCTTGAGCGCATTAACCATGCCTATGAACCATTGCCTGAAGTAGAACGAACCAACAAAAGAGAAAAATCGCTCGTTTGTTGGGATAAAGATTTTTCAGATTTTACTTGGGCTGACCTGTTTAATTGTAACAGACAATTAGCCCAAGACATTATAGAAATGGGGGAAAGATACGGATACCAAGTTCCGCAAGGGCAAAACGAGGTATCAAAATCTCAGACAACCTTAGTGGCCTGAAAAAATATCACTGAGCGAGTGTGAACGCGAGTAGCAGCCTGACAAGAACAGACAACTCCTACGACCAATGTAATGACAATTTAATTTTTTGATAGGAGATTAACTATGGCTGTTACGAATAGTAATCTTGACGACAGAGAAAATCTACTTCTCGCCGCAAGAATGACACATGATAATGAGATTATCAATGTAGCAGAAGTCTTAAATGAAACCAATGATATTATTCAGGACGCTATTGTTCAGCGCGCGAATGATATTACATCTCACGTTGTCGCCAGACGTACCCGCCTGCCCGCCGTAAACTGGGTTAAGGTTGGTAACGGATGGAACGCAACTACTGGATTACTGAATCAGGCAAGAGAGGAAATGGGTATGTTAAAAGCCCGTTATCTTTGTCCTGAAGATGTAATGAGGCTCCAGCCCAATCCCGCCAAGTATCGTATGCAGCAGGAGCGCGCTTATATTGAGTCGATGGGGCAGGAACTTGCCAATACTTTAGTTGGCAACTATAGCGGAGGTGATCTTAGTCCAACAACTAATCCCCCAGAGGAATTTGCCGGATTCCAGTATCGGTACAGTTCTCTTGCTTCTACAGACACTAACTATGTAATTAGCAACGGGCATACTACTGACGATGACACTAATACTTCAATCTGGTTCATCCAGTGGGGGCCGGGCAAAGTCTATTTAATCCATCCTCGTAATACAGACGGTGGTGGATTAAAGAAGGAAGATAAGGGACTTACCCTTACATCTGGTGACAATTCTGTTGCTTCGACAACCGCAACTTCTCCCAACCCGACCAATTCTTTATGGGCGTATATTACCGAGTTCAGTTGGGATGTCGGTCTGTGTGTTGAAGACCAGCGTTGTGTTAAAAGACTCTGCAATATAGATCCCGATTACACTGCAACGAACACTCTTGACGAAGATTACATCATTCAGATTCGCAACAACTTCAAGAGCAACGACACGATCTATATGTACTGTAATGAAACCACGTTTACCCAGCTACAGATTCTTGCCAAGGACAAAACCAACGTCCATTGGACTGAGAATAATCCGTTTGGTAAACCTCAACTGTACTTCCTCGACATGCCGATACGTCGTTGCGATGCAATCACTGATGTCGAGCCGGTACTTTCGTAAAGGAGTAATTTATGGCAATTTATGATGCTAAATTTGAATTGTTTGACGATGCCACTTTGGTTGCCTCGACTACCACGGATTATGTTGGCGCTACCGTCAAGACGATTGACTGGATAAATTCTGATTTGGAAATGGGGCAGGGAACACCTGTCTGGCTGAATGTAAGGGTTGGTACTACCGCTTATGCCGGTGGAACTAACGCTACATTTAATCTCTATGCCGACACAGCCGAAGCGGGGCATGACAGTAGTAGTGCCACCGTTTTATCATCTGGCGCAAGGGCTATTACTGACTTGACGGCAGGCGCATGGATATTCAGATGTCCGCTTCCGGTTAATGTTGACGACAGGCGCTACCTAAGTCTTGGTATTGTTACCGATGGGGCCACCACTGCTGGCACTATTGATGCCTGGTTAGATCACGGGCCACAATCAAGTTTCGATACTCAGGTAACTACTTCTAATATTTAACAGGAGAAAGAAATGTATATGGGAAGGCCGATTCTGGTCGGAGTGCCGCTTGGTGCTGATTATAAAATTGATGCGCGAATAGCGGGAACACTTGCTATTTGGGATTTAGAGGAAAACGTGGAAGTTTACTATGCTTCAACCCCTTTCCCTACATTAGGGAGAGACAAGGTTGCTCAGTATGCTAAATATCGTATTCCAACCCCTACCCATATATTATTTCTGGACGCTGACATTTTGCCGAGGAAAAACACCCTAGAAAGATTGATTAGGCATGACAAAGATATTGTTATGGGAGTCTATCCTATTTCTCAAAACGGGTCGATAAAGTGGAGTGTTTCCAGAGAGGAATGCTTCGACGGGATACCGATTGAGGAACTGCCAAGAAATCTCTTTAAAATCAAAGCCGGTGGATTCGGGGTAACTTTAATTAAATTTGAAGTCCTGCAAAAACTTGAATGGCCTTACTGGAAGAATATTTTCGTGCCCGGTGATGTCGAAAAGGGCGAGGATATTTATTTCTGTGATAAAGCCAGAGAAGCGGGGTTTGATATATGGTGTGACCCCAAAGTAAAATGTAATCATATTAGAATTACGAGCCTATTGGGTATCGTAAATATTTTAAAGAAAGGAAACAAACAATGAAGAAAATTTTAATATTCCTAATCTTTGTGCTTGTTTGTGCCGTGCCGTGTTTAAAAGTTATGGGAGCGTTTACTACTAGTATTGACGACAGAAGCACCTACAAACACGCCTATGTTCTTACAGGCAAGCCGAAAGATAAATTTTACGACTGGTGTCAGGAAGTCGAAGACAGAATAGATGGCACCACAGCAAACAATTTCCTATATTGTAATCCCGATGCCGAACCCGACCAAACTAATGAAGGCACTATCTATTATGATTCCGACACAGACGGCTTATACTATCGGAACGCATCGACATGGGTAACGATAGCGGCATCTACCTCATCTACACTTGACGAGGCTTATGATGCTGGTGCGACCATTGACGTTGATGGTAATGCTGTGACATTGACTACAAGCGATGGCGACAATAATGTCGTTTTAGCGATTAACCAACAGGAAACTACAAACAACAATGATGGTGTTACTATTTCTCAGGCTGGTTCAGGCGACGGCATTCAGATTACAACCACTGAGGCAACTGGTGTTAATATGCGTCTTATAGGTGCTGCTTCCCAAACAACTTCGATGGGCGTGTATGATGCAGCAACGTCTAACTGGGATGGCGCTGATAATATTGGTATGTTGCATTTATCTATTGACGACCCTTTTATCCACGCAGGGGCAAGTGCAATAGCTGTGCATAATTCAGGTCAACCCATCACGGCTGCCGAAGGCTTTCTGGCGCGTTTCGTGTCTACTGGCACAGCTCGGACAAATGCTTATGCCGTAGAGATTGAAGTACCTGCTACGCAACCTGCCTTAGCTTCTAATGGTATAGTCGCCGTATCTGGTCAAGACAATCCTGGTGCGGTTTTAGTGCAAGTGACGGGCATAGACACAACTGGGAATACCGATACAATGTCAATAGACCATTCTGGCTCCGGCAACGGGTTGTATATTGATTCTAATGAAGCAGATTCTCAATGCATGACTCTTGAGCCACACACCAATTCCACTGTTGCTTGTTTAGAGGTTGATGGTGATGCACATGGTTGGGATGGCGCAGATAATGTAGGAATGGTTCATTTAAGAAACGATGACCCTGGTATTCATGCAGGCGCAACCTTACTTCTTGTCGACGATTCAAGCCAACCCATCACGGCTGCCGAAGGCTTTCTGGCGCGTTTCGTGGCTACTGGCACAGCTCGGACAAACGCTTACGCAGTGGAAATTGAAGTACCTGCTACACAACCCGCCTTGGCTTCTAATGGTATAGTTGCAATTTCTGGTCAGGACAACCCTGGTGCTTCTTTGGTACAGGTAACAGGTATTGACACGACCGGCAATAGTGACACCATTACCGTAACACATTCTGGTTCAGGTGATGGTATTCAGATTTCACCACAAGAAACTGATTCGAGAGCAATGTCTGTAACAGCGGTTGCATCATCTACTGTTTCTAATGTAATATTAGATGCTGCTACTAATAACTGGTCTGGCGCAGATAATGTTGGATTGCTTCATATTAATTCTGATGCTGCTTTGGCTCACGCTGGTGCGAGTCTTTTACAGGTTGTTCACGCCACAGGTCAACCCATAACCTCTGGCGAAGGTTTCTTGGCACGTTTTGTATCTACAGGTACAGCAAGAACCAATGCTCATGCCGTAGAAATTGAAACCACCAATACACAGCCTACATTAATGCTCAATAACTTAATGACAATAACTGGTGCCGATAGTGCTGGAACTCTTCTTGCGATTACAGGCAACGATGCTACCGGCAATACTGACACAGTTACTATTAACGGCGAAGGAACTGGTGATGCGCTTCAGATTACTTGTGACGATGCTGACAGTGTAGCACTAAAAACCATTGCCGCTGCTTCACAGACGACCTCTGTGGCGGTTATTGATGGTGCTACGAGTAACTGGGATGGTGCAGATAACGTTGGTATGTTGCATTTGACTCAAGACACGCCGAATGTTCATACGGGGGCATCTATGCTTTATGTTACAAGTTCAGGACAGCCTATTGCCTCAGCAGAAGGATTCTTGGCTCGATTTGTAGATACTGGTACAGCGCGTACAGATGCTTATGCTGTGGAAATTGAGACAACCAATACAACGCCTTGTTTGTATCTTAACAACCAAATGACTATTGCGGGCGCGGATAGCGCTGGAACTCTGCTTGATATTACAGGCAATGATGCTACTGGAAACACCGATACAGTTACCATTAATGGCGAGGGAACTGGTTCGGCACTTAAAATCACTTGTGATGATGCTGATAGCGTAGCATTAACAACTGTAGCGGCTGCGTCTCAAACCACATCAGTGACTGTTATCGACGGGTCTACATCTAACTGGGACGGTGCTGATAATGTCGGCATGTTACATATAAGTACTGATGACCCTGTTGTTCATACTGGGGCAAGTTTATTGCAGGTTATCCAGACAGGTCAACCTATTGCCGCGTCTGAAGGCCACTTGGCAAGATTTGTTTCGTCGGGTACAGCACGAACTGATGCGTATGCAGTTGAGATTGAAACGACCAATACTACTCCTGCCCTACAATGTAATAACCAAGTTACAATATCTGGGGCTGATAGTGCTGGAACTTTATTTGATATTACAGGTATAGATACCACTGGAAATACAGACACGATGACTATAGATCATTCTGGTTCTGGCAACGGTTTGTATATTGATGCCAATGAAGCGGATTCTCAATGTGCGACATTTGAACCATTCACTAATTCAACAGTAGCTGCACTTGAAATTGATGGCGATGCTGCTGGATGGCAAGGCGCAGACAATATTGGTATGGTTCATTTAAGGAATGATACCACTCATGCTCACGCTGGAGCCACAATGTTGTTAATAGACAATTCAGGCCAGCCTATTGCTTCGGCAGAAGGGTTCGGGCTTAGAATCCTCGACAGCGGTGCGGCACAAAGCAGTACCTATGCGATGGAAATAGAGTCTACGAACAACGAAGCCTTGCATGTTGATTCTGGTAAGGTTGTTATAGATGAAACCTTGCGAGCTACTTTGGGTTATCAGTGTGGTGTTGGTGAAACATTAACTGCTAATAGCGATTCTGGTGCTGGTTCTACATGCGATGAAGATGTTAGAGTTTTTAATGTTACTGGCGTTAATGCTGATGCTAACGACTGGATTGTGTTGCCTGATTCTATTATTGGGCGACAGGTTGTTATTCTTTGTAATGCTGGTTCTAACTTTGAAATTAGAACACCAGCCGCAACAAATGATACTATTAATAATGTTGATTCAGACGGAAGTGCTGAATACCTTGCAACCGACACAGATATGATTCTTTTCACTTGTCATACCGCTACTGGTTGGATTGGTGAGTCGGTACAGAATGATAGCACTCATAGGGCGGCAGTTACGCCTGACTAATATCTTATGGGGTGGCGATGTGTCACCCCATATTTTTTAAATCTTAACAGGAGAATAAAATGAAAAAGTGGAAAATTGAATTAATTATGTTGACAGCAACAGTTGTTTTGGCGGGTGTTATTTGGTGGGTAGTATCTACCCATGACGAACGTAATGCGATGGCAGAGTATAGGCAACTTGAAATTTTTGCCAAAAGACAGGCCGTGGAGATAGCAATAATCAAACAAGCTACCGAACTACAAAAGTTAAGAACAGCTATTAAGCAGGCACAACAGAATCAGGTTAATTCTCTGCCAGGACTCCAAAATATTAATCAACCAGAGAAATAAATGGCAGAAATAGAAAGCATTGAATTTTTTCAGCCCGTACAGGGCACATCGTCCAGTACGGCCACGGTAGTTAAGGGTTCCGAGACTGTCGGCGGGGAAGAAACGCTCTTAATAGCTGATATGACTACTCAAGAGTTGTTGTATAGTATTTTAATCGAGTTAAAAAAGATAAACCTCCGACAGCAGGAGGTATTTCAAGAAACAGTTAATGATGGAGATGTATAATGCAAGTAACAGGAACAACTAACGTCATAGCGGATGTTAATGACGACAAACAGCTTTTGACGAGAGCTGTTTGTGTATCTGCTATACATGAAGCGTCATTAAATGGAAGCGAGGCTTTTGCGTGGAACGCGGTGTCGGCAGATATTGACGCTGCCGATACTGCTCTGGCTGTAAGGAACGACTCCAACACAAAGTATCTGGTAATTGAAAAACTGTATGTATGGTCTGACGTTGCCACGGCAGTTGACGTTCATTTAATAACCGCCGATTACACTTCTGCTGGTACTGCCGTAACTGGAGTATGTCTAAACAAGGCATCACCTACTGTAGCAGATGCTACGGCTCACGCAGATGAAACCGGAAATACCCAGGGCGATATTATAATCACACTTCATAGTAATGAATTAGCAACAGACCAGTTTGCCATTGATTATGATTTTAAGGGTTCTGTAATTCTTGGTGATAATCAGGCTATTGGTGTCGACTTGGTTGCAAATTCCGGCGCTTTTGAGTGTACTATAATCGGTTATTTCATAGATAAATAATGGGCGTACCGATAGATTACCAGTTACAGGCGTATTGGAGCGATAGTAAGTTTAATGACCTTCGCATGGATGCCTCTACGCATACGCTTCAGACGATAACCTATGAGCATCACGAAATACACGCAGGAAGTTTTTTCCATTGCCATTATGAAAACGCTTGTACCAATACCAACGAACAATCAGTAATAGCATTTAATACGCCTAACTCAGACAAAGAAATACATATTCTCGCTACAGGCTCAGTCACTTCTATTGCAAGGTTAAGTATCGTAGAAAACCCCTCAATAGATAATGACGAAGGAACAACTTTAACTATATATAACCGGAACAGGCGCAGCACAAAAACATCTGGCGTAAGCACTATACAGGCTTCGCCGGTTTCAGGCTCGGCTACATCTTTCAATGAAGCACAGGCCGCTAATGCCAATATCACAACTACTACAACATTAGATTCTGTTGTTGTTGGTGCTGCTGGCGCACAGCCTTTCAGCGGTGGTATCGGAGGTCTTTTTAGGGGTGGTGCAGAATGGGTTTTAGAGCCTAATCAACAGTATGCTTTTATAGCTGAAAGCCTAAGTGACGACGACAACTATCATACTATTGAACTGAATTGGTATGAACACACGCCAAAGGATTAATTATGCCCAAGGGAACTAAAGTCCACCGAGTTTATACTAAGTTACGAAAGAAAGGTTATTCTAAAGGTAAGTCTGCAAGAATAGCCCAATCCAAAACAGGTCAATCTTTAAAGACAGGCAAAAAGCCTAAAAGGAGAAGCTAATGGCCGCTACAGAGACCGCTATTTGTAATCTCGCACTCCAGAGGATGGGGCACGAACAGATAGACGATATAGACGGCACAGATGCCTTGGAAGTTAAGTGTAATTTAATCTACGACCAATGCAGAGATGAGTTATTAACTTCC